GTTGTGCCTAAGTTAAGTACCCCCTAAAAGGGGGTACTTAATATTGCCTACAACCCTAATATGGCAAGTATGCTACAGCAAAGTACCCCCAAAGGGGGTACTTAACTTTGGCACTTGCCGTTAACTAGTATAAAAAATATTATAACGATATATTTCAATATATTGTTATACTAAATTATACTGTTGTGCTAAAGTTAAGTACCCCCTAAAGGGGTACCGTGTTGTGCCTAATTTAAGTACCCCCAAAGGGGGTACTTAATATTGCCTACAACCCTATGATGGCAAGTATGCTACAGAAAAGTACCCCCAAAGGGGGTACTTAACTTTGGCACTTGCCGTTACTTAATACTGCCTACAACACTATTTGGGAAGTAGGCTTAAATTAAGTGCCCCATAAGGGGCACTTAATTTTCGCACTTACCGATAAGGAAATCATGGATACAAAATATTGGGGACCAGGTGGCTGGATTCTTCTTCATTCTATTTCCTTCGCCCCTAATCAAGACCGCAAACATCTTATAGCATTTTTTTCAACGCTACCCTACGTTCTTCCATGTAAATACTGTCGGGCAAGTCTGAGTGAATATATGAAACGCTACCCTTTAGAGAATGTTGATAATGAGCCACACGCCTTTGGAAAATGGCTTTGGAAAATTCATAATTGCGTAAATGCAAAGCTTCGCGGTCAACGCCTCCGTGTTGAACCCGATCCATCGTTTTCAGAAGTGAAAGCCCTATATTTAGAAAAGGCAAAGGCAACTTGTACAAAAACAACCTTTCACGGTTGGGAATTTCTTTTTTCGATTATAGAAAATCATCCCTATTCTAAACAATCCCGTGTTGGTAAACCTATTCAAGGGGCTCCAGAAGATATTGAAGGGCTTGACCCATTAGAAAAGAATCGATGGAATATGCTAAGTTGCGACGAGCGTCTTCCATATGTCTTAGAATTTTGGAAGAGTCTGCCAAGTGTACTTCCTTTTCCAGAATGGAAAAAGATTTGGAACTCATGTGAAACCGACTGGAGCACTCGTGTAAGTGCTCTTAAAACACTCTGGTCTATAAGATGTCGTTTTGAGCAAGAATTAGAGCTTCTAAATTACACAACGTTTCATTCTTTATGTAAAGAGTTACGAGCACATAGAAGTGGATGTGGTGCTTCAAAGCGTGCTAAAACGTGTAGGAAGAAACGTCTAGTTAAATAATCGCCACCTTTTGAGCAATAACGGCAACACTCATATGTTTCATAATAGTTGACTTATGTTCATTTTTGTAGTCAAAACTACACATATGATCATAATTACCTCGATGCAATGCACAATAAAAGTTATTACATTTACAGGGAAAAGCTGACATTGGGAGAGCCTTCTTACACATAGTATGCTGGCAGTATTTGGGCATTCTAGCTCTAAGAAGAACTAGATAAAAGTTTAGCGCAATTTTATGTGGCGGGTTACCGTGTTGTTGTATCAGGTGTCCGTGGAACAATTACTGTTCCATCTGGATTTACGGCAACTAACGGGCGCTGCACATCAGACTCATATATGATTTTGAGTCCATCCCTATATGTTGTTTCACACCCGCTGTAATATTTCATAAGTACATTCCGAGCCTCACCCGCAATTCGATTCACCTCAGGCATTCCACCCGCCATTACTGTAGGATTAAAAGCAAATACCTTTCGCTGTGTAATAGATTGCATATCAAACAACATCTCTATAATACGCATTCCTGCTGAAATATGAGATGCTTGTTTTTGTTGTAGTGCTTTTACAACATCACGCAGCCGTCTTGCTAAATTCACTGGAATTTGTAGTTTTGACCCTTCCCGCCCACCACATAGCTGAGGTGGCTTTTCTGCAATAGAGCTCAACTTTTCAGGCTGAGGAGTTTTATCGAAGTTTTCATACCCCTCTAAATTCATCTTCATGAATTTTAAGAAATCTTTATACTTTGCCTCATCCTGAATCTTTGGCATTTGCTTTTCAAAATCGGTCCAAAATAGTGTCGCCAATGTGTGCATTCCATAGACCTCTGAGAGTTTCTTGCCAGGCTCAGGAAGAGAGCCATCTTTTTGATATGCAAAATTTACAGAGCAAGCCGATGAAAATGCCTGCTTTGACATATTTCCGCGAATGGCATCGACGGATAAAAGTTGTACTGCACGAGCAATACAATGACTCTTAATTGGCGGGTCTTTTGCTAACGCCTTCCATAATTCTTTAATGCGTAAATCGGGGGGTATGCTGTCTGAATCATATGGTTTGGGAAGTCCTTCGCGAGTAAATCCAATCCCTCCTTCAACCTCCTTATCGGGTTTTGTAAGTCCCTGGAAAATTCCCTCAAGATAGGCAGGAATTGTAAGGTCACTAGTTTCCGATTTTGGTACCCCAGTTTTAGAATATGCTACGAATTTTGTACTTTTATACGACTTTAAGTTAATGTACTCCTGTGCTTCAGATGGTTGAATAACAGCATTTGAAAAATCAATATAAACTCGGTACGAATAACTACCGTCTGTTATATCGGCAACTGGATCTTCTACTTGTAAGCTAACCCCACTAATACGAAGGGATACTGTTTTAGAATCTGTCCCGAGATTAACAGAATTACGATATATAATTCGCGGTTTCTCAGCATTCTCTTGGGACCCTAAAATAGTTATATGAGTACCAGTTAGCGTAGCCTCGGAATCACTAGGCCCACTGATGTAATTCATACGTCGCAGAAATTTCACTGTAGAAAATGGAAGAGCTCCTAGCATTTTTGTTGCTGCTTCATCGAACATTGAATTAAGTACCGAAGGAAGTGACTTTCCCTTTGTCGATGGATAGCCCTGTCCTAAAGATACAGGTTTATCTCCAGCAAATGCCTTTAGTAATTCAGAACTTGTGGAAACAGTTGAAGTTGCTCCATCTTTTGTATAATTTTTAAGACGTACTGTTAACTCATCAAGCCCCTGGATATCAAGAATCGCTGTAAGTGTGTATACTACTGAATCACGGCTATATGCATATTTAATTAAAGGAGCTGGATTTGACTTGAGTGTACGCCCAGTAACTTGTCCTCCAGATTCTGTAATATCATAGAAGCTGGATTGGTCCATATACATTTCATAGCCCTCCAATTTCATTGGGCCAACTGTTTGCGAGCCTCCCTCAGGTTTATAAAGATGGTAATTTAGAATTTTATAGGAGCCGTCGGGAATATAGAATGACTTATCATTTGGTGAAAGTGCTCCACCAAGTCCAAACCATGATTTTATTTTTGGTGGTGCTGGAACCCCTCCAAAATCTTTTTGACTTAAGAAGACAGATTGTTTGTTACGACTCTTATCTGTTGCAATAGGGGGCACAGGGTCGGCAAGAGGAATAGAATTATCAAACATACTTAGGGCAACTGCTCCAAAAATTTGGAAGATGCGGATAAAAAAAAAGGATAGTTCAATACAATTCTCCCGTTGTTTATCTTTTATGTTTTTTGGCATTGCCTTTGCCAATCCATCAAGGCTCTGGAAGTAAATTATACCGTCCTTTCCTTTTGTTGGATAAATTCGGAGTTTTACAAATAATTTTTCAAGGGCGCCACTACCGGCTACTACATAGCGACTGCAACGTGCCGAATCGGCAAGTGAGTAAATATCTACAAGATCTGAGCGCCTGAACATTTCGGTTAATATGAAATTTAAAACAGTGGGTGTATCCAGATTAACCGGAGTTGAAAAGGTACCACCCATTCCCTATTGTGTGTTGCCAAATATAAATAGTTTGTATAAGACACACTAACGTCTAGTACTTAAATTAAGTAGTTGGCGGTAATAGCTTCTTAAATTATATAAGTAGTAGCAGTGGAAACCGAACTATTATTTCCATTTCTATTATTATTTCCATTATTTCCATTAGTATTATTCTCATTATTTTTACGTGTCTTATTCAACATATTTTGATTTTTTTGCTTTTTTAATTCCCACTTAGTATAGGGTGTTTCTTTACGACACATCTTACAACACTCTAAATATCCAGACCAATCAATACGCCCTCCCCTTGATAAAGACCGTTTTTTATATGCTATTTGACATCTGCCTAAACATCCATCTCTTCTTGCTAAAGCTCTGCGTGTAGCATTATTCATAGTATTATTTGAATTATATTCAGCAGCTATTCTACTAACATAACTTTCAGGAGCCACCTTTCTTGATCTTCCAAATAGTCCTCCACCACTTTTCTTATTATTTTTCTTAGTACGTGTATTATTATCATTAAAAGGCGCTACATGTGCACTTTGAGTTCGTCGGCGTGGAGAAAGAAGGGTTTCAAATATCCTAGCGGCATTTTTAAAAACACCATGATTACGTGGAGCACGAGCAGGAGTAGGCATTCTATTAGAGAATTTTTATTAATTTTTATCAAAGACCCTTAAATTCTGGAATAGTAATCTGCTTCATCTTTACAGCCATTTCTAGTTTCTTTAAACACTTTGTCAAGGTTCCCTCGCTCACCTCACATACTTTTGCAATTGCCTCATTGGAAATATCTAAGACTTTTGCTGCATGAAGAACTAAGGCTAGAACCCCAGCAGCAAGAGAAGGTGGCATATTTTCCGGACAAAGGTCAAGTGTTTCTACAGTGTCTGCTAGCTCAACGGCAATTTCTCGAATCACTGTGAACACCTTTCGACTAATAGGGAGATGGCTGAGCGGATTGGAAATATAGTTCGATGCACGGGTACTTGGTTGGGCGGCGGGAGCTGCCGCGGCCGAAATAAGTCCCCGCTGATTTGCCATACAAAGAATCTCCTGGAAATATTTTAGTGACTTTGTAAATTGCTTCACACTCAGATGAAACATATCGGCAACTACCTTTGGCTTTCGTGGCTGGTTTACATACTTTAGTGCCGAATATAGGCAACTTGCCACTACCGACGTGCGTGACATTCCGCGCCTGTCACAATGCTCCACTAGTTTTACATAAAGGTCTTTTGCATAGTCCATAGTGCGTTGGTCAAACCCATTATTTGTAGCAGTAATGGCAATCTGTTCAAATACTTGGAGTAGGGAGCGTTCCCTGTAGGGTAGTAGATTCCATGAATGGAATCGGCGAATACGTGCCATAGCAATACGGGTGCTTGAATTGCCGCCTTGGGCATGGGGAAGAATCATTGTGCCAAGGGTTGATGTAGGAAACCGGGTATCCATTGGAGCACCAACACGACATGGGTCTACCATACCACGGTCTTCTGAACCAAAGAATCGGTATTCGGCTCCAGAGTCAATGTGCCTACCCTGAACTTCACCACACCTCATACATGTGGTAAACTCATCTGACGTCCACATTTCTTGTGTAGATTTACAGCTTGGGCACGCGGGCTCCTCCAGACTTGGAACAAGTTCCTTTTCTTTATACGCAAGCAATGTATCATCACGCTTATAGGGTTTCAAAAGCGAAGGAAATAGGGTATTCATCTAAGTACTTATAGAGTACTAACATACATACGTTCAAATTTTATGAGAGTAAAATCATTACTTAAATTCCACAGAATATATTAGTTAGCATGCCTTACATAGTGTATGGTGGCGTTAAATACATACAAATAAGACACGCTGTTAAATGTAAAAAATGTTTAGAAACGATTGTTTCAAATAGTATACATGATTTTAAATATTGTAGTTGTGGTGCTGTGGGTATAGATGGAGGAATATTTGAAGGAAATACTATTTTAGGAAATCCTTCAGATATGGAAAACAGAAGTATGTATGTGGCAAATATGGGAAATAAGAAGGTATGGCTACCGTGTATTGCTAAAGTTAAGTACCCCCTAAAAGGGGGTACTTAATATTGCCTACAACACTAATATGGCAAGTATGCTACATTTAAGCACTCCTCTAGGAGTGCTTAAATTCGGCACTTGCCGTTACCTTTAGATATATGCCGTTAATCAGATTCTTGTCCGTAACAGTCCAAACATATTCCTGATTCCCTCTCCTCACCATTTTTAACAACACAACCACACCCATGAAGTGTTTTGCAATATTCTTCCCACTCCTTCTGTTTTTGTAGTGCTTCAATTTCTCTTCTTCTTTCTAGCATATACTGATAATCCTTAGCTTTTTTCTCCTTATTTATACGTTCTTCTTCTGCTTTACGCTGTGCAGTTTGAATTTTATTTATTTTGTCGTTCCATTCTTTATCTGTCCACTCCTTAAATTCAGTAGGTTTGCGTCCTTTAAGATACACTTCTAAGTATGACATTTGTTAAACTAAGTAAAATCTAATTAATGTATCAATTTTTTACGCCGTTACCGGCAAGTGCCAAAGTTAAGTACCCCCTTTGGGGGTACTTTTCTATAGCATACTTGCCATATTAGGGTTGTAGGCAATATTAAGTACCCCCTTTTAGGGGGGTACTTAAATTAGGCACAACCCGTTAAGCGATGTCCGATAGAAACACAAAAAGGGCAGCATCTTCAGGTGTCCGAATTGCGCCCTTTAAGAAGCTGAGAACAATCTTATTAAATTCACGTGTTGATATATCAGACTTCTCAGCCCAATGGGTATGAACTGAGCCTAAGGGTACCCCACTAATTGTAACACCTGAATTATTCCCCTTTCCGAAGATTGACCAATCCTCAATAATTTTTAGATATGAACGTTTGCCCTGCCATAAACGCCACCAGCCAAAATTGTGCTCATTCGGAAATTTGTAAAGGCTCCAACCCGAATTGAAGGTTTCAAGAGCTGCCTGCTCAAAAAACCGCGATGCAGGACATGCCGCCCGCCATGCACTTACTGCCGACTGTGTTTTAAACCAAAGAAATCCGCCATTGTACTTACCAAATTTAGCTTCATCCGAATCTTTAATATTATGAGGACTGAGTGCTACATTAGCATCTTCAGGAACATATGGAAGGGGTGCTAAAAAACAGATATCGGCATCAAAATAAAATACACCTTCATGCACTGCACTTGGCTCAGCCTCAAACACCCAGTCCATTAAATTCATTTTTTCCGCTTGGAATTCTAGCCACAGTGACGAATACATATCGCTCGGCATTTGCTCCATCATTTTCCGGTTATATGTTGAATATTTAGTAAGGGTATTTAACCGAATTAAGCGCCCAGGATATTCCATCTTAGGAAGGGCTTCATCAGCATATAAATACACAACAGGAAGGTCGTTATTATTAAAACGGGCCAGTGTTTTAAGAAATACCTGTAAATCTTTGACAGCTAAATGTGTAGCAAGAGTTGCTACGAATTTAGTCATTGTACGTTATATCTACAGTGTATATGCTTTACATCTTTAGAACGGCGTTGTAAAGAAAGACCGAGCTTACACCGCCAGCAAACTGGGACACAAGGTATGCAAGAAAATCATTTAATGCCATCTTATTATTTACATAAAGTGAAAGTGAAATAGCAGGATTTAGATGTCCTCCACTTATCTTTCCTGCAAAAAACATGGCAACAGCTACAGATACACCAACTACTAAGAAATTACCATTAGACACAAGAGCGCATAGTACAACAAGGACCGTTCCGAGAAACTCAGCAAGATATTTGGTCGGATTTAACATTCTACAGTAGTCTTAGAAAATAGCAGTGAACTATAGGGATGAAGCAGAGTGAAATAGAAAATTTTACTTGTATTGGAGTAATATTAATAATTAGTATTATTGCTTTATCTGTTTCGTATGAATGGGCATATCCAAATCCGACAATTAGACCGCGTCTTAACCGCATTGAGTCGTTTGTAAATAAGCAGGAAGAAGTTATTGGTAACCCCGAAATAATGAACACTGCACCTGCCGATACAACACTTGAACATCCTCGAGAGCCGTATGCCCTTCTAAAAGATGTTCTTACACCCTATAACGGGAGTATAGTATCTCCAACAAGTAAAGCCTGTTATGATGCCGATTTTCAAAATCGTCTAGAGCGTACCGGAAACTTTCGTCAAATGACAAACAACTATAAACGTGGAGTCCCCGACTCATGCTCCGCTCCAAATCACGACCTTTCCCTTTCATTCTATAAAGTTGAAGAAGTGCCATTTACGGGATATCTGTAATCTTACAAACAGTTACTATTTGCTTAATTGGTTTTACACGTGATGATGGTGCTAATACAAAGGCCCCCGATGCAGTATCAGATACACACTTCCAAAATTCGGCACGCTTTTCTGCTGTGCCTAGAAACCATGACCTATCTCGTAGAAGAATCGTATTGAAAACACGCTCAACATGCCAAGGAATAGTTTCAATAACAGCATACCCTTCTCTTTCTGCATTTGCCACCTCTTCGGCACTGTATGCATATTTTAGTACACATGATTCCACATCCTGAATAATCCATACACTGCCTTTAGCAATTGGTTCAGCTGTGGGTGCCAAATAGGACTCATTTTTATAAGGTGATACAATCTTCATTTCAACATATTCACATTCATCAATATCTGTGACCTCCATCTGAATCTGCATTTGACACCAATATTCAAAGGGAATTGTATCATTAATTACGCGCTTTACAGGGCATTTGATTTCCAAAAGCCGACCAATCCGGTCGGCATCAGTAGCTGTAAGTATAAGTCCATCTGGACTAGCAGCAAGACTCGGGTCAGATGGATGAATAATACGTCCGATATCAAGAATTGTAGCCCCCCAAATACTTTCTAAAACCTGTTTTACAACTGGCTCAAACCGGACGCCCCAATCCATCGGACCCATTTCAGCTGTCGAAATTGCTGAACTATTTCCATGCTCCCGTGGAGGCTGAGTCTTCTGAAAGGCAAGTGAACCTACTGCTCGTGGTGTTCCAAGAATAGAGGAAAATTCACTTGCCGTTAGTACAGTGCGTGATTGGTCATACCACGCCTGTGAGCGCTGAGCTACATTTGGTTTATTAAGTAGACTTTGAATATGTTGCACACGCTCGTCTACTGGCTTTAGCCTCCAAAGGGGTGATGCTGATTCAATAAACAGAGTAAGAATATTGCCTACACTAGTTATGTAGGACTCTAACTTTTCGTAATCGTCTTCCGATGCTTCAATTTCATCAATGCTAGGAAGATCTTCAGACCATGTATTAAATGCACCACGATATGATGGACATGGTTGAGTACTATCTAAATACTCAACCATATCTATGGCTCCAGTAAAAAGAGTAGCATCCATCTACTCTATAGTGTTAGTGTGTTTCGGGTTTAGCCCTTTCCGTAAACGCCTTGAGCCTATAACATTACCGTGTTGTGCTAAAGTTAAGTACCCCCTAAAAGGGGGTACTTAATATTGCCTACAACCCTATGATGGCAAGTATGCTACAGCAAAGTACCCCCATGGGGGGTACTTAACTTTGGCACTTGCCGTTACGTTGCTACGGGCTCAGGGCGCTTACGAAATGTTACTGCCTTTCTAGGCTCAATAATTTGAAATAGACACTCACCCTCTGAATTCTGATGCATTACAAGAGGCTTAATTTCGGTTATTTCCTCTTTTTCATGGTCATAAATTATTGCTGTCTTAGAGTTGAGTAGTTTTTTATCAAGAGCCTTTGTAAGTAGCTGTAGAAGTGCTGTAGATTCCGCCGGTTTTAGTCCACGCGTAGATGCTAATGAATCGGCAAACGCTCTAAGACGATTTAGACGTAGTCCGCGCTCTAAACGATGCCATGGCTTCTTATAAGCCATCCCTGCCTCCACACTTAACATTTCGGCTAATGGATCGTTCTGGGAATAATCTGTTCCACTTATATCGTGTGAGTCCGATTTACGGAGTGTCTTATTACGGTTTGAACTCATCTATTTATACTACGCGTGAAGTCTTAAAATAGGTAAAAAGTAAATGTCCTGCCAAATACGGCTCACATTGAATTAAATCTAAATGCAGATTTGTTCCCCATGTATCTGTAGCAACATGATTCCAGACAAAATGCCTCCACACCTCACGTGTTGGAAGGGTTGCTGGAAGAACCTCAGACATTGTGTAAAATGCAGATAGGTCTGTTTTTACAGGGTCAACTGAGGCAAAAATAAGGTCACCCACAACAATAGGATTACTCAGTAGAAATATATCATTGTGTGCAAGATATAATTTGGCTGCCTCTAAGGATACTACTGAAATGCAAGCCAATCCGTTACGCTCTAGAAATATAGAGCACTTTATTAAATTATATTTTTCATCATTTTTTATAGGGGATTCCACGATTGGAATAAGATACATCCTCTACTATGTATTTTCGTGATTCTTTAGATTACCGTGTTGTGCTAAAGTTAAGTACCCCCTAAAAGGGGGTACTTAATATTGCCTACAACTCTATGATGGCGCACCCGATAGACTCATCTATCGGGTAAGCCTGGCATACGAGCATAGCTCGTATGCTCGGCAAGTATGCTACAGCAAACGTTAAGCCTTTGGCTTAACGCAACTTTGGCACTTGCCGTTAGCATATTATAGCACTTGGTCTAAAGTATCTTTTAGATACTTTAAATTAGTACTTACCATGATGCAGTGGTCAGATTTTTTACTTCCAAATGACCCCTACAAAGATAGTACATCTACCCAAGAAATACAGTCATTTCAATATGCAGGAGCACTCCGGATTCCTCCACCCCTTTTTCAGCCCCGCTCAAGAAAGGAGGTAGGAGCTAGCGACACAATTAATAGTCGATTTATGGAATCAACGGCATCTTCTTTAAAATATAAACAAAGTGACTTTTACCGTCCAGAAGCGGATCCAATGGTAAAGAGCCCAGATACTATTGCTAGACTCCTTGCCACAACAAATCCTATTGAGCAGGAGGCAGGGCAAAAAGCGTATAATGAAACATACACCGCATTTATTAATAAAAATAAAAGTAATAATCCTACAACAATAGCCTTTGTACGCGATGAAGCAAAGGCGGCGGCAGTATTAGCTCAAGCAAACGCAATAGATGATTCAAGACAGACCCCAAGTGCTAGTAGCGGTGTACCTGACACAGCAAAAGGTGTATTTTTTGATATGGCACCGCTAAGTAGTCGCACAGATACACGCGATTTTCGCCAGTCGAAGCCATATGATACAAGTGGACCGAGTCTAGCAATGAATCCATTCTTCGACCGCTATGACCCAACGCGTGACCCACGTAATATGATTCGCGAAGTGCGAAGTGTAGTCTATGAATTAAAGGAAGCTGATAGAGGTATTCAAGAGTCAGAGCGTATTCGTGAGCGTACTTTTACAAATCGGACGAATCCAGAGGGCTCTACGCGTATAGGATTAACCGAGTGGCAGGACCTTCTCCGTCCAAAAATTGACAACATCGAGGTCGTCTACCGACAACAAGGAGGTCTTTGGTCTTTAGGAAGTAAAAATGAACCCTAAGATTGTTATTGTTGATTCGAACAGCGTTGACAGCATTACGCACCTTATTCGTGAGCACCTTAGCCAGTATAGCACAATCGACATTGTCCTGTCAACATTCATTATTACCTGCTTTGTTACATCAGTGTTCCCCCGTGTTGGGCACACGGTTAGCGGTGGATATTTGATTCTATTGGCAGTTGCTGCAATCCATCATGTGATTAGCGGCATGTACTTTAATCAAACGTAACCTCAACACTTAACTCATGCTTCTCAATAGCATGTGTAGCCCCCCCTGCTAATGCTAAACGATTCCGGCGACGTGTACTTGACTTTGTAGACTGTGTGCCATTTGATGATGCCGAAACATCAACCATCTTACGTACTTTCTGCATTTCACGGCTATTGAGATTCATTTCTTTTTCAACTTTTGCAAGATTTAGTTGAATATATTCAATTACTCCTTTTTCAATTGCCCAACGAAAGAAATTCAGTTTACCAACTGTTGTTAAAAAAGGCTCTTGCCCAGGTACCTGGAACATAATCCGCTCTCTACGACAGAAAGGGTCAAATAACTTTTTTGAATATGCTTTCAGCTGTGACTTATAGTTCATATATACAAGAAACTCCTGGCTGTTTAGAATATATGAAATTGTGTGTTGCCGTGCATAATTTGTGACAAACCAGTCAATAAGCCGTAGCGAAATTGCCGATGTTCCTTGGAGAAGCTGCATAACTTCTCCCATATCATTCCGGTTAGTATAGAATTTCTGAAGGCTATTAATGATTAATTCCTGTTTACAATGAATCTTTCGACGGCGTGTTTGGACATCTGGGTCAGACTGTACTACAGGGTGGTCAGCCATATATTTACAAGCCTGTCTAAGTCTTAAGGCAGTTTTTTCAAGAGAAGATCAGATGAGTGCCCCTCCTAACCATAATTCAGAAGTTAGTTTATTTAAAGGGGGTAGTGAAGTGCCAATTATGCCAATGGAAGGGGGTGGAGAAGTGCAGACGGGTGGACAATTACCAAGCATTTCAGATATTCTCTCAGGTACGCAAGTAGCATCTCAGGTGCTTTCTTCCTTGCCTATAGAAGCTCGTCCATCTGTTATTTCAGCAGGTACATCAGCTGCTCAAGCAGTATTAAATCAAACAGGAGATGCTAAAGTTGCCACCGCGGCGGGACTGTATGCATCATTTACACAGGCAAGTTCACAACAAAACCAAATTGTTATCCCAGAGCTTATGAATAAATTGCCCGATAGTGATAAAAAAATATTACTTTCTGTTCGCGAGGGAAAAGAGAAAGATGATGCCTCTAAGGCGGCAAATGATGCTTTTACAAGCTCGCAGACAAAAGGAGATACTTATGAAGTATCGAGTCAACTAGCACTTGATGCTTCACTTGATTCGATTAAAGCATACAGAAAAGACCATCCATTTACAGATGAAACAATTTCATTAGATATTGGAAATGAAGAGGCAACGGCAATACTAAATACATCTGATCCAACCGAGCAAGACATTGGTAAAAAAGCGTATAAAATGGAATACGATAGTGCAATAGCAAAAGGTGCTACCTCTGAAGATGCCAATAAACAGGCAATTATTGCACAAGTAAAAGCAATTAAAGAATCAAGAGTGGGTCCAGTTGTATTCACAACTAGAGAAATAACGCCCAGAGAAGCTAGACGGGCACGAAATAGAAAAAAGCCAGCCTTGAACACAAAGCTAGAATCAGCAATTAAAGATGTAGAGCAAATGCCACTTTACATTGAATACAATGCTGTAGAAAATACTTTAAACGACGTGTATCGCGGAATTTTAATAAAGTCCATGGCTGAAGCCACAGTCGGAAAAACATTTGATACATCTTTAAAGGTAAAAATAAACAATTATCAGGCTGCTCAATTACAATTATGGGGACCTACACCAACACTACCACGTTACCAAAGTATAACAAGTTTGAAAGCAAATGAGGTATTAACTTCATACACACGTATGGCATATGTATTACCAGTTGACACTATTAATTGTATTGTGTTACCGCCTATGCGTGGCAATCTGACCCAATTTATTTGCGCGCTACAGACACTTGATGATATGGGTCTACTTACATTAGAATCAGATGGGTCGATGACTATTAAATCAGGAACAGTTGTTGTATGCTCAGCGCCATTTTATAGCTCTAAACCTACAGAACAACAAATAAAGGCAAATTTTGTTCTTCTATCATTATTTCTTGATTTAAAACGAGTAAATTCAAAGAAATTTTTTGTTCTAAGTGAGTCAACATCTGAAGAATATTCAGTAGGTGCAGTATTTCATTCTGTACGAAATACTGGCATTAAAGAACCTCATATTAATATGCTAGAGCCCTCATATATTTTGTATCCATATCGTAGGGGCATATTAGAAGGTCTTTTAGTTTCGAGCTCAACCCCTATAGAGCCTGCAAATTTGCCCACTGATTCAAAGGGGAACAGTCCACTTACTCAAATTTACAAAAATAATTTATATGGAACAGCTACTACCCAAATTTATAAACCAAATCTTCAGCTTGAAGGAGCCAGTAAATATTTTGTTGTTCGCAGCACTTCAGAGCCAATGAAAATACCAAATATAAAAATAAGTCAATGTGGACTTGCTAATTATTCACTACCTGAAATGATTGATTCATTACATCCATCTAAGAAGATTGAAATCTCCTATATTGAAGTAGGAAAGTATGGTCAAAAGCTTAATGTAATTGTTTCATTTCGGCTACAAGCCAGTTCAAATCTGTACGAACCTTTATGTTATGCAGAAAAAACAACTGTTAAAGAATTAGGAAATACATTTATAGGTTCACCAGATGCCGTTATAAGTCCAACTAAGGTTAAAATACTCCCGTATGAAATGGGAGGAACGCTGTACCAAATTCGATATTCTAATACTCGAGATGTAGTATTTTCAGATTGGAAGCGAGGAATTTACACGGATAATGAGGCAAATTTACTCAACCGCCTTCAACTTAAACCATCAATTATGGACAAAATTTTCCCTCAAGACTTTGATGAATTTGGAGTTCCTATTGGAATACCGTGGAAGGATTGGGTTGCCCTATTTTTGAGTAATATAACTCTTAATAAATCACTAATGACACACCGTGAAATGATGATTAGTAGAAATTTCCTTGAGCGTGTGTACAGCTATTTTTCAAAGCGTGCTCTTCAAAAAGAAATCGATGAAAGTGATTCATCTGATGATGAAACTATTCAGAAACAGCATGGACTTGTAGAGCCTGATGATGTGTCCCTTCTTGAGAAAGAAACATTTCCTGATATTAAACGCAAGTGGGGCAGTCTTGATGTTTATGAAGATACAGAAAATTCTCAATGGATAGCAAGTATAATCTTAGTTCATAAAGAAAATTTTAGAAAGTTATATCGTACTGTTAATGTACCTACTCAACAATATACATTTGAGCAGGCAGGTCCAGAATTAATGAAAAAGGTTGATTTGCTTAAACGGAAATTTTCTCAGTGGATTTTTATATATTAAATGTATACATACGTTAGAAATGTCAGTAATATCACAATTTATGTGTCAATCATCTCTAATATTATTGACACATCCGGATTTTGAAAAGCAAGCAGGATTTACAATTACTACTATTGGTGATCCGAACAGACAGGTTGTATGGAGTAAAGGTGACCCAGCTAATCAAGATATAACATTTAGTCAATATATATGTGTGTTTCAGCCACAAATGGAAACTTCTAAACTGATTAATTTAATACAAAGTCGTCTTCCAGCAAGTATTTTAACCCCTAAGCCTGTTACTAATGAACAGGGAATACAGCAAACTTTTGCTGTGCCTATACCTAAATTTCCAAGCAAACCTGAAAAGGGGGTTGTGTATCGTGCACCAGAAAAGCTTTTTACTGAAATTCCGCAAAAGAAGGGAATAAAAGCGCGTGATATTAAATATGGAAGTTTTAGTTTAACAGGATATACAAATCAAAATGGTGTAGCTGTTGTTGTATTAGAATAATCTAAAGCTTAACTAAGAATGGGGGCATCAGCGTCCAACTCAAGTGGAATGCCACCTGAGCTTATAGATGCGTATAAAAAAGGATGGTCACCTGTATTTATTGTACCTGGTCAATCTGGAGAAAATGCAAAGTATGTAACATTTAAGGGAAGTACACCTGTACAAGCTCCATCAGAAAAGGAACTTTTGAAGGCATATAAGCAAGCAAAAGGTACTCGTCGTGTTCCCCTTCCCGGTAGACAAACTACGCGAACACAAAATACACAGCGTTCTCAAGCACCTTTAGCTCCGATTAATAGTGCACGTAATTTGGATGAGTATCGTTCCAAACGCGGTCCGTATAATCCCCAAGTAATGGCTGCTGCAAAAGCATTGTACGAAGCACAGCAAGAAGTTCCACATAATGATAGTAAGCTTGATGGAGCAGAATTAGCATTAGATAACCTAAAAAAACGTTACCATATTGATAAACGCGATCGGCGGGCAGAAGAACTTGTAGCGCGCAGAATAGCAGAGGGTGATTCTACTCTTGGGCCAAAAATTACAAGTGTAAATAATAATGATTCTCAAAATGAAGTACCAGCCATAAAGGTCAATATAAGAAGAAATGCTTCAAATCGCTATATGGGAAGAGGCCCGTATAATCCACAAGTAATGGCTGCTGCAAAGGCTTACTATAATGCAAAACATTCACCACGATTTAACTCTGGATTAATAGGGCAAGCGAAAAAGGAACTCGATACCATAAAAAAGGTACATGGGGTCCCTCCGAGTAACACACGAGCAGAAGATAGAGTTGAAAGAGAGGCTGTTCGTTCACGTACTAAGGCGGCATTAAGTAGCACTGGTAAAAGGGTAGGTTCAGCTCTGGGTAGTGCAGCAAAAGGTGTAGGCTCAGTCTTAGGTAGTACAGCAAGAGGAGTAGGTTCAGCAGTTGGTAGCGCTACTGGGTATATACGAAAATCAGGGTTTCCATTTTCCTTTTCTAGTACAAGACGTAATGCGCGTACACCGCGTAGTGGTAGCGTTGCAGAAACAGCAGAGGCTGAGCGAGCTGCAGAAGAAACTGCCGCTTCCGAACGTGCAGCGGCAAATAATAGGGCACGTGCTCGAGCCGCAATTGGCAGAGCTAGACAACAAGAATGGTACGGTAGTCGCACTACAAGCCTATAAATACTTCCAAGCAATTTAACGGCAAGTGCCGAATTTAAACAGCCTAAAAGGCTGTTTAAATCAAGCATACTTGCCGAGCATACGAGCGTAGCTCGTATGCCAGGCTTACCCGATAGACGAGTCTATCGGGTGCGCCATATTAGGGTTGTAGGCAATATTAAGTACCCCCTTTTAGGGGGTACTTAACTTTGGCAATACACGGTAACGTCTAGTACTAAAGTTAAGAACTCCCCATGGATAAGGCCACCCCGTGGCCTTATATCATTGGAGTGACTTTAACTTTTAGTTCTAGCCATCAGAGCCAAGTACTTAAATTAAGTACTTGGCGGTAAGTATTTAATTTTAACAATTGCTATATATAGAAATAAAATGAGTAGGAATAATAATGAAAATGAAAATGAAAATGTATCAAGATATTTTAATGCTAATAATTTTAAACCAACAAATGAAGAAGTTAAAGAAGAAATGTCTATGCCTCCTAATGCTACCCGAAAACGTAATTTTAAAGTACCAAACACTATAGAAAATTTAAATACCTATGTTAAAAGTACGCGTAGAAATAATGGAAAAATATGGAAAAATGTTTATAATATGAATGGAGAACATATCGCAAATATTAAAAAAATGGAATCGCTATCTTTTACAAAAGAGTTTGCTAAATTAATATTAAATGCAAAACTCAGAGAGTATAATTTAAGTTTAGCTAAACAGCGTGGTCGGCCTAATCTAGCTACACTCAAGTATCAAGTTACAGAACGTTTTAGACAAGCGCATGCCGAGGGAGTTAGAGTATTTAATATGCTTGGAAAAAAACGCCTGACTTTAGCAAGTAATAATAAAAAACTACAGCCACTAAATACTCTACTAAGCTCAATAAAAAAGAATCTTTCATATATAAAAGCGCATATAGAATCTATTGATAAGAAATATTAATCTTTCTATTAAGTAGAAAGTATGTATAAAAAGGGGGGAGGGCTATTTGATTTTTTGGGGCGTCCTAGTTCAGAAGTAAAAAGACTGAATGATCGTATTAATAAATTACTTATCAATATAGATTATTCTGAAGGTAAATATACTAGTAATAAAAGTCTAGAGAATTTAATAAAGTGGCTTACTAATTTACATGAATTAGATACTATTATAAATAACCCCAATATTAATAAAAACTCGGCAGGAACTAAGGTAATTCTTGATAAAATCAA